TGACAAAGATGGGTGGCGGAACATCTGGCTACTTCGGAGACATACGACCTCGAGGTGCTGAAATATCTGCAGGTGGTAAATCAAACGGGCCCGTACACTTTATGGAATTGTTTGAAACAGTAACTAATGTTGTTTCACAATCAAACGTTCGTCGAGGTTCTTTTGCAGCGTACTTACCCATTGACCATGACGATGTACTTGAGTTTCTTCAGATAAGAGGCGATGGTCACCCTATTCAAAACATGTCCATTGGTATTACTGTAAGTAATAAGTGGTTAACACACATGATTGACGGTGATAAAGATAAAAGAAAAATTTGGGGTAAAGTAATTCAGAAAAGATTTGAAAGCGGTTATCCTTATATCTTTTTTGAAGATAATATAAACCGTAATTCACCAGATGTTTACCAAGACAAAGAGCTAAGAATACATGCATCTAATCTTTGCTCAGAAATCGCATTGCACTCGAGTGATGATGAATCATTTGTATGTAATTTGTCGTCAATGAATCTATTACATTTTGACGAATGGAAAGAAACAGATGCGGTTCAAGTACTTACTTCTTTCTTAGATGCTGTAATGACAGAGTTTATTCGAAAGACTACAGGTGTTCCTTATCTACAACCAGCAAGAAACTTTGCAAAAAGACAAAGAGCTCTGGGAATCGGCGTATTAGGCTGGCATTCATATCTTCAATCTAAATCAGTTTCGTTTGAATCATTTGAAGCAAAACATCTAACTTCTGAGATATGGACCTTTATTAAGAAAGAATCACACTACGCATCAAGATGTTTAGCTGATGCATTTGGTGAGCCAGAACTGCTCGAAGGCTACGGAAGAAGAAATGTAACCACTATGGCGATCGCGCCTACTACATCTAGTTCGTTTATTCTCGGTCAAGTTTCTCCCTCGATTGAGCCACTAAACTCAAATTACTTTGTAAAAGATTTAGCAAAAGGCAAGTTTACATACAAGAATCCTTATTTAAAAGAAGTGTTATTACACCATAGTAAAGACACCAATGAAACATGGAAGTCTATTCTTGTAAATGGTGGTTCTGTACAACACCTTGAGTTTTTAACAGATCACGAAAAAGATGTATTTAAAACGTTTGGTGAAATATCTCAAAAGGAGGTTATTATTCAAACAGCAATACGACAAAAACACATCGACCAATCTCAAAGTGTTAACGTAATGATTCACCCATCAACTCCTGTAAAAGATGTAAATCAATTAATTATCTTTGCTTGGGAACAAGGTGTAAAAACATTGTATTATCACAGAGGTACAAATCCCTCTCAAGAACTCTCCCGTAATATTTTAAACTGTAGCTCCTGCGAAGCATGATAAGAGAAACTAATTATTGTTATAGATGTAGCACTGAATACGTTATCAGTAGAAACGAATCAGATGCCGATGAACTACCTCTTTATTGTCCGTTCTGTGGTTCTACAGACATTGGCGATGAGCCAGAACAAGAACAACAACAAGACGAAGAATAATGTATACATATAAAGTAAAAGAAATATTAAGAGTTGTTGACGGTGATACTGTTGACATTACAATCGATTTAGGATTTGGACTCACGAAGAAAGAGCGAGTTCGAGTAGCAGGAATCGACGCACCCGAATCTCGTACGCGTGATTTGTATGAAAAGAAACTTGGAAAGGAAGCAACAGCCTTTCTTGAAAGTCAATTACAAGACGATATAATTATCAAAACCGAAAAGGAAGGTAAGTATGGTCGTATACTTGGCTGGCTGTTTAAAGAAAATCTTGGTTGTTCAATCAATGAGCTTATGATACACAAAGGATATGCTTGGCCATATGACGGTGGTAAGAAAGAAAAATCTTATGAAGAGCTCAAGGAGAAGCGCATAGCAGATGGCTCTTGGATTGAATAAATAATTAGTGTGGTTATATAATGGACAAGAATTTAAAACGGAAGACATTTCAGATAATATTGGCTTCGTGTATGAGATATATGATAAACAAACAGAAATGCTCTATGTGGGCAAAAAAAAGTTTTGGTCAAAAGTATCAAAACCACCCCTCAAAGGTCGTAAGAGACGAAGACGTTCATTAAAAGAATCTGATTGGCAAGACTATTACGGGTCTAGCGAACAGGTAAAAACTCTTGTTGAAGAATCTGGTAAAGATAGATTTGAACGACGCATTCTTCGTTTGTGTAAAACACTAGGTGAAATGAGTTATTATGAAGCAAAGATACAATTCGAAACAGACGCTTTACTTAAACCAGACAAATACTATAATGCATTTATTGGTTGTAAAATCCATAGAAAGCATGTTTTTAAGGGTTGACAATAGTTCAAAATAATATAGTATTATACTTATGATACTACTAGACTACTCAGGTATTGCAGTTGCTGCAATTTTCTCGCAAGACAGACCCGAAGAAATTCAAGAGGGCTTAATTCGACATATGATTCTGAACACGATTCGTCGTTACAATGTTCAGCATCGTGATAAATTCGGTAAGATGGTGATTGCATGTGATGCTCATTCTTGGCGTAAAGAATACTTTGAGAATTACAAAGCTAAAAGAAAAACCACACGAGAAGAATCACCACTTGATTGGAAAGAGTTCTTTCGACTAATTAATATGGTTCGTGAAGAGCTAGAAGACTATATGCCTTATCCTGTGATATATTCGGAAGGTGCAGAAGCTGACGATGTAATTGGAGTACTAGCAAAAGAAACACAAGACTTTGGAAAAGACGAGCCCGTTTTAATTATATCACCAGATAAAGACTTCTTGCAACTTCACAAATTCAAAAATGTAAAACAATTTAGTCCAATGAAACGTGACTTTATTACAGTTGAAGACCCACAAAAATATCTATTCGAACATATTTGTAAGGGTGATACAGGTGATGGTGTACCAAATATTCTTAGTGGTGATAATGTTTTCGTTGAAGGTATTCGACAAACACCTATGAGAAAAAAGAAGATCGAAGATTGGTACGAATGTCGTTGGGAGCTTGATTTGAATATGAGTGACGAAGAGAACAGAAACTTTGTACGTAATCAAAAGCTAATCGATTTAGCATATACTCCACAAGAAATTGCGGATGACATCGTAAATCAGTTCAACGAGCAACAAGATAAAGCTAACAATAAGATACTAAATTATTTAATTGAGAAAAGATGTGCAATGTTAGTAGAATCTGCTGCAGATTTTCAAACTAAATGAATATCTTTGCATTAGATAATAATCCTACTATAGCAGCGAAACAACATTGTGATAAACATGTTGTTAAGATGATTGTTGAATCTGCCCAAATGCTTTCAACAGCTCATCGCATTCTTGACGGTAAAGTAGAGAAAAGACGCTCATCAAGCGGAAAGACAATACAAAACTATTGGGTATTGCCTGATGACAGAGAAATACATTTATATAAAGCAGTGCATGTTAAACACCCTTGTACCATTTGGACGATGGAGTCAAAAGACAATTATACGTGGCACTATCGTTTATTTAACGCACTATTAGATGAGTATACATATAGATATGGAAAGATACATGCTTCTGCAGAACTGAACAATTATTTGATACCATTACCTAATAACATACCAAGTTCTAACAGAACTAAATTTAAATTAGCTATGGGTTCTAACCCCGAGTGTATGTCAGATGACCCTATTCAAAGTTACAGAAAATTTTACAAAACAAAACAAGCAAGATTTAAAATGGTTTGGACAAAACGTTCTCAACCGAAATGGTTCTAATTATGCCTACTTACGATATACAAAATCAAAAAACGGGTGAAGTAAAAGAAATCTTTTGCTCATACGACAACAAAGAAAAAGAATTAAAGAAACATGGTAAAGATTGGAAATATCTTATCAATGCGTGTAATATGAATTACGAGACAACTCGCAGCACTGCAGGAAACAAAGCAGGTAGTGGGTGGAATGATAGACTTGCGAAAATTCATAAAGGCTCTGATCCAAAGAAATCTACAATAAGACTTAAATAATGTTTACACATGAACCAATAGAATTAGGCTACGACCTAGTAGCAGAAACAACAGAAAAAGGTAGAGTATATAAAACACCTGAAGGTAAGTCTTATCCGTCTATTACTACAATGCTTGGGTACT